CGTTGCTAAGTCGTCCAAGATAGGGGAATTATCTTTCGGCTTTGCTTCTCAGAAATACTCGGGCGGAGCAACAACTCAACAGCTTTGGCCTGGCATGGAATTCGGATCTAATCGCTGGAAGCAATTCCCACGCCGTACCCCAAGATTAGGGCGAGGCAATCAAGGCTATTTTATTTACCCAACGCTGACAGAAAACCAGCGCGAGTTGATTGCTAAATGGGAAGAATCTTTTAATCGGATTCTAAAAGAATGGGATAAATAATGGCCGGTAGTCGTACCTTAAAACTTTCCATCCTTGCGGAGACCGCTGATTTAATTAAAGGCCTGGACAAGGCTAACCAGGAAACCCAGACATTTGGTGATAAGGTAGAGGCTGGCTTTGCCAAAGTCGGTAAGGCTGCCGCGCTCGCTGCCGCTGCCATCGGCGCTCTAGCGCTAAAGATGGCCGTTGATGGCGTCAAAGCTGCGTTAGAAGATGAAGCTGCCCAGGCTAAACTTGCTGCCACACTTCAGAACGTAACCAACGCAACCGACCAACAAATCGCAAGCGTCGAAGAATATATCTATCAAACTTCCGTCGCAGTAGGCGTTACCGACGATGAACTTCGTCCAAGTTTCGAGCGTTTATTCCGATCCGTTAAAAGCATCGACGAAGCGATTAGATTACAAACCTTGGCGCTTGATATTAGCGCCGGTACTGGCAAATCATTAGCCCAAGTAACCGAAGCGCTGGCGAAAGCATACGATGGCAATTTTGGCGCGTTAAGAAGATTAGGCGCTGGTATTGACGATGGAATTATCAAGAGTAAAGATTTTGACGGCGCAGTCGCAGCACTTAGCAAGACTTTCGCAGGACAAGCGGACGTTGCTGCCAATACTTACGCAGGACGGGTTGAACGTCTCAAAATCGCATTAAACGAGGCAAAAGAATCTATCGGCGCTGCCCTATTGCCACAATTAGGCAAACTAACAAATTTCCTATTGAATGAAGGCGTACCGGCTTTTAATGCTTTCGTCGCTGGCTTGACTGGTAAAGGCGGCCTAAGTACCGCAATCGGTGAGACATCCCCTCGCGTTGTCGAGATGAACACTCGCCTATCAAGCTATCAAGCGCAGAGGAAATTGCTAACGAACTTGGTAAAACAATTCGCAGCGTAGGCAGCCGATTCGCAGAACTATTCGCCATCTTCGATACTGCTACTGGCGGACAAGGTTCAGCCGTTGCCGGATTAGAAAAGGCGCTCAAAGCGCTTAATGCTGTCGCCCAGGCAACCGCTAAGGTTCTTGAAGTGATTAACGTAACTATCCAAGGCATCGTGGACGGGTTCCGCGACATCGTCCGATTTGGTAGCCAAGCAAAACAATTCCTTAGCAACATCAACCCATTTGGAGCGCGTCAATCATCATTCGACGTTCCCAGCATGAGCGCCCCAACAACTTCCAGCCTGGGTACAGGTTCGGCCAATTACATCACAGTAAACGGCGCAATAGATCCTGAAGGCACAGCGCGGACGATTATTAACGTACTCAATAACAGCCAAAGCCGAGGCACACTCGGAGCCGGAGCGCTGGCGTTCTAATGACTGCCTTTACGCCCCAATGGAAAGTCACGATAAATAGCATCGATTACACCGATGTAACTTTGGCTAATTTAACTATCACTTCAGGCCGTACAGACATTTATCGGCAACCTGTCGCCGGATATTGCCAGGTAGAACTCATAAACCTAGACCTTAGCTCTGTGGTTACTGAAATCAACCAAGGCATTACCATTAGCGTTAAAGATTCAACCAATACTTATCAGCCGATATTCGGTGGATTCATTTCCGATATCGTCCAGGAAGTAAGGGATTTAGGTAACGTCGCTCAGGTTCAAGTCATTACCATAACCGCGCTAGGGGCGCTCTCACGCCTTCCTAAAGCCACTACACAGGGCGTACTTGCCTCAGACTTTGAGGGAGACCAAATTTACACGCTGTTATCGGGCGTACTATTCCAAACCTGGGCGCAAGCGCCAGCAACGACAACCTGGGCAACTTATACGCCTACTGAAACGTGGGCTAATGCTCTTAATAGTGGATTAGGCGAAATAGATCAACCTGGCGATTATGAGATGATATCTCGCTCAGCTTCTCCAACCGATGTTTATACCTTAGCCGGTGATATTGCTCAAAGCGGCTTGGGTTACCTCTACGAAGATGCTGAAGGCCGAATCGGTTACGCAGATTCTACACATCGAGCGCAATACCTAAGCGCAAATGGTTATGTAGAACTATCGGCGAATGATGCTATTGGGCGCGGAATCAGGCTTTATACCAAAGGCGGAGATGTCCGAAACTATGTAACGATATTTTCCGGTAACAATTTTAGCGATGAGAGCGTTGATTCCGACCCAGCTTCGATTGCTCAATATGGCACACTCAGCCAGACAATCAACACTTACTTAAAACACAAAGCCGACGCCGAGGCACAGGCAGACCAATACATTCAACTGCGCGCTTATCCTCGACCTGGCTTGGATGCGATTACCTTCCCTCTCGTTAATGGCAACATAACCAACCAAGACCGAGACGCACTTATTAACGTGTTTATCGGAATGCCTGTAGATCTTCTCGACTTGCCAGCCAATATGAACGATGGCCAATTTCAGGGATTTGTCGAAGGCTGGACGTTCCGCGCAGGATATAACACCCTTGATTTGACAATATTACTTAGCCCGCTCTCATTCTCGTTACAGGCTTTCCGCTGGAATTCTGTGCCTAATACTGAGACGTGGAACACCATATCCGGTACACTAGACTGGCTAAACGCGACAATAGTCGCCTAAAGGAGAACGAATGGCAACGACAACCAACTTCGGCTGGGAAACCCCTGACGATACCGACCTAGTTAAAGATGGCGCAGCTGCGATGCGTACGCTCGGTAATTCGATTGATACGTCATTCGTAGATCTAAAAGGTGGAACGACTAATCAAGTATTGGCCAAGAATTCAAACACCGACTTAGATTTTAAGTGGGTTGCTGACGCTACTGGTATTCCTGCGACAATCATAGATGCTAAAGGCGATTTAATTGCTGGAACTGCTGCCGATACTGCTGGCCGTTTAGCTGTTGGAACAAATGGTCATGTATTGACTGCTGATAGCGCAGAAACGACTGGGTTAAAATGGGCTTTACCTGCTGGTGCTAAAAACTTTAGTTTAATAGGAACAGGAACGACAACAAGTGGTTCGACTGTTACGGTGAGTGGAATTTCTGGGCAAGATCAGTTAATAATTCTATTAAAAGATGTTTCGGGAACTGGAATTTATTCTGAATTTACTTTACGAATAAATACTGATTCTGGAACTAATTATGATCAAATGCGTGTGGTATACAATCCTGCTGGAACTTATTCGGCCGGAGCGTTATATAGCGAGACTGCCACAGGTGGCACAAGTATAAGAATCGCACAATTAAGCGGCGACGCAACACTTGGCGTTTCAGGTTATGTAACAATTTTCGGTTGTAATACAGCAGGAAAAAAGTTAATAAATCATAGCGCGTCTGGAAGTGCTGGAACAAGTAATAGCCAAATATGGTATACAAGCGGCGCAGTTTGGAATAATACGTCAACTGTCACGAGTGTTTCGTTAAGAACCAATAGCGGAACTTTTGATGCTGGAAGTTTCGAAGTTTATGGGAGCGCATAATGTATAAAGAAAAAATAATTGACTCACAAACAGGCCAAGAAACTTGGAGGGATTACACTTCAGAAGAAATAGCGGAAGTGGAACAATCTCAAGCAGACTTAGCAGCAACGATTGAAGCAATTGAAAATCGCAAAAGCGCTCGACAATCAGCTTTGGCCAAACTTATTGACCTCGGATTAACCGAGGAAGAAATTGCTGCCCTCTAGACTGACGGGAAACTGCGCAAATGAGCAAATCCCAACGTGGGAAGATTACGACCCCGAAGCTTTCTAAGGCTGCTCAAAAACTACGCTCACAAATTAACGCGACTTATCCCAAGCGCGATAAATCAAGCGATGGATGGATTGGCGACACACGCCATCAGGCAA